ATACTGATATTTAAACTTATATTTTTTTTCTCAATATACTCTCTTACTCTTTTGTTTAATATACTTCCGTTAGTTGCAACATTAATTTTTTTCATATCATCAATTTTATCAATAATATCAAATACTATTTTTTGAGCAAAAGGCTCACCTCCATTAAATCTAATTTCATCTAAGTATGGGAAAAACTCTTCTAACTCATCTATGAATTTATCTGAATATGCCTTAGGCATAGGTGGTAAACCTTTATTCTTTCTAATACCTGATGATAATCTTTCATCACACATAATACACTCAAAGTTACATTGATTTGATAACTCAAGTTCTATCATACTAGGATATTTTTTTACAATATTATTTTCGTATGCATCTGCAATAGTAAAGTCTTTATGTAAACTACAACATTTATTTCTATATCTATCAAAGTGTTCTCCAAACCAAATATCTTTGAGAGATCTTTCTTCAGACCATTTATCACAATTACCAATAGTCAACCAACAAGGCGATACAAAACCTTCCACTGAACAATACATATTTGTATGAGGTGCTTTACATAAATTACTATTCATCCTTTTTATCTACTGTGCAGTGTTCAATACATTGAACTAACGCAGTATCTTCACTTTCCCATGATTTAGGTAACGTTTCTGTAAACCATTTGTCGTTTAGTATTTCTTCTAATGATCTATTATTAATATTAAATTTTTCTTTATTATCATTATACTCATCCCAAATGTGTTGAGTATGTTCATCTTTATGCTCTTTGTGTGTTAAATTTGACTTGAAACCTAAAAGAAATCTATAATGTGGATTACAAAGATAACAACATGGATAAACTTGACCATCTGGGTTTATTTGAACTCTACCTTCTTTTTTCCACTCACACTCTATCATTGAAATCTTTCTTTGGTCTACAAATATCACAATTGCAACTCCAAGTTGTTACAGGAAGTTTTTTGTAAGATTTTTCTAAAAATTGTTTCTCGCCATTTTCATCCACATAATGAAACTTATCTTCCTCATCAAATATCCTATTTGAATGAACAAACTCACAAAAAAATGCACCATAAGATTTATTTTGTTTTTCTATTTCTTCAATGTAGTCTTCATTATGTTTAAAAACAACTGTGAATGTTTTTGCTTTTGCAAACGTTGATGTTAATGTTTCCATATTGTTAAGTATCTTTTGCAGGTTTGTTTTTCTTCTATATTGTTGATGCATCTCTTGTGTTATGCCATCAATATCAAAAATAACCTCAAGTCTGTTTCCACACATAACTCCAAGATTCCACCACCAAGTTTCATCTCGTATAGAACCATTTGTTAGTATTTCTATTTTACAATCTGAATTGTCTATTATATATTTACAGATTTCAAATATATCTTTTGCCATGATTGGATCGCCCCAAATACCACAGAACTCAATAATATTAATATTTTTAAATGTTGGAAATGCTCTTTTGAAGTCATCAAGTGACCAAGACGTTAGTGGCAACCAATCAACTGTATTCAACCCATTAGGATTAGTGCGATGACATTGAGGACAACCTGCATTACAAAAGTTTGTAATACCAATTGAAACCTCATTTATCTTCGTAGATGAAATTGTCATGTTTTTCTTTTTTCTTAAATCTTTTTAAGAATGTATTCCAATACAATAAAAGATATAATTTTATTTTTTTAATTTTTTTATGTATCATGATGCTATCCTACTAAAGTTTTGTGTCTTTTCAAACTTGATACTATTTCTAAATTTATCTACAAGTTGATCACCTTTGTGACTTATTACAAATACATTTTCATTATCAAGTGTATTTAATATTCTTAAAAACTCATCTGTTCCTTGACCATCAAGTGAACTGTCAAATATCTCATCAAGTATTAAAAGATTTGTATTTGTAGAATTTTTCATCTTTGCAATCGCTCTCCACGTAAAAAGTAAAGCAAGATCAATACGCATTTTTTCACCTTCACTAAATGACGCATAATTAAACGCATCTCTAAATCTTGATCTGATAGTTTCATTAAAGTTTTCATCTAGATTAAAATTTACATAAAACTCCATTGACATTAAATACTTATTAATTAACTGATTCATAATCGGTAGATATTGTTTGATGATTTTTGTTTTGATACCTGCATCATCTAACATATCTCTGGCTGCGTGTACGTAAGTTCTCTCTTCTTTCTTTGTACTTCTAGTATTCTCGATACCCTTGCATTCATCTTTCATATTTGATAATTTATCAATGTCTGTCTCTGATACTGAACCTGCCTCAAATGATGCAATCTCATCTTCTAGTTTTTTATTGTATTTTTCTAATTCTGTAATCGATGATGATAACTCTGCTCTTCTAACTTCATTATCACGAACTTTTGTCATTATATCATTGATCTCATTCAATCTATTTTCAACATCTGTTAATTCATCTTTAAGTTTAGTTGCGCCATCAACTATTTCTTTTATTTTATTTTCTTTATCTGTTAACATTGATTGTTTGTGTGAAGATTCTATATCTTGTAAACATACTGGGCAGTTATCATTGTTCTTAAAAAAATCTGCATCTTTTGTTAACTGTTTATGTTTTTCAATCAGTGTAGCTCTAAGATTATTAAACTTTTGTAGTTTATTTTTTACGATATCTTGATCATCTACTTGTTTCATCAAGTCAATACTTTCATCACCAATAAAATCAAACTCTTCAGTTCTTTCATCTAAGACAGTTTTATTATTTTTATGTGTGACTTGTTTATCTGATATGATTTGTTCTTTGTTTGCTTTCATATCATCAATGTAATTTTGTTGCATTGCAATCTTTTCTACTGCAAGTTCAAACTGATAATCCAACTCTTTTATTTCATCTGCGATATCTTTTATCTTTTGTTTTAGTAACATACCCATGATAGAAAATATTTTTATGTCAAGTATCTCTTCAACAACTTCTCTACGATGAGATGCTTTGAGTTGCATAAAAGGAACAAACGTAGATGATCCTAAAATGACAACTTGTGTAAATGATCTATAATTTAATCTTAAAACATTTTGTTCTAAAAATTTTTGATAATCTCTTGAGTTTGCATCTTGATTAATTAAAATATTATCACAATATATCTCAAAAGTATTTGGTCTAATACCTCTTACGATCTTCCATTCTTTAGTTCCTATACTAAACTCAACTTCAACAACTGTCTCTCTATCATTAATAGAATTTACTAATTGTGATTTACTAATCACTCTAAAAGGTTTTCCAAATAGTGAAAAACATAATGCATCTAGTATTGTTGATTTACCTGCACCGTTTTCGCCAACGATAAGTGTTGTCGCATTTTTATCTAAAGGTATCTCTGTGAATTGATTACCAGTAGAAAGAAAATTTTTCCAACGCACAGTTTTAAAATTAATCATAATTCTAAATCTTGAGCCTCATTGTATAATCCTCTCATAATTCTTTTGATTCTATCTTTATCTAATTCTATCTCAAGTTCATCAACATATTTGTTTATTAATGTCGTAGTGTCCTCTGCATATTGAACTATATCATCTGATACTGAGTCAGCAGATAAATCAGAGAAGTCTTCAATTACTTTGACATCATGACAGTTTGCCTTCATTAGTCTTTCCATAAATCTATCAAACTGATAAAGATCTTTTTTATTAACAACTACTACCTTTACAAATTTATTTGTATATTGTGTGACATCATGATTTTCATATGCTGTTTGTGTATCATCATAAAATATTTTTTCATGCATTCTAAAAGGATTTAAAACTCTTGTTAGTTCTAAAGTTTCTGTATCAAATATATGAAATCCTTTTGGATCATTGTAATCATTCCAATAAATCTCATAAGGTGCTCCAAGATAATATATCTGACCATCATCTGATTTATGATGATAATGACCTGAAAACACTGATTGAAACTTTGAGAATAAACTTTTATCGATACCATGATCACTTTGTATTCCTTTGTACATTTGAAAACCTTTTATTTCTAGATGACCCATTACGATAGAAGCATCTGTAGAATCTATCATACCCTCAGTGTATATTTGATTCTGTGGTGTAATCCATGGTAAAAATAAAATATCTAGTCCACCTATATTGACTTCAGTTGGATCTTCATATATTTTAATTTTATTTGATCTACCATCAATTAGTTCTCTTAAAGAATTTACATCATTTGTATTTTTAAAAAAGATATCATGATTACCAACAAGACAATGAAAGTCTAACTTCAAATGATTTATAGGAAGCATAAATCTTTCTCTAAACTCTTTCGCAGTTTTAATAGATACATATTTTCTTCTATCCATTAAGTCACCTAAATGAATTACAGTTTTGATATTGTGTTGTTGTAAATAAGGAAAAAATATTCCCTCATAGAATTGTAACATATATTCTAGAAAAAAAGAATTATCATTTCTTGCACCAAAGTGCGAATCACATAATATAGCAACTTTCATTAATCTTCCATAAACTCCTCAAGACCAGACGGTTGTTGTGATTTTTCTTTTTCTTTTGTTTTGTAAACTGGTTCATCAGGTAACATGATAGTAGGATCAAAACCATGAATACTATAATTTGTTGAATCCATTGCCAAAGTATCGTGTGTTCTATATTCTTCTTTCTCAATTATTTTATGTTTGATATGTGTTTGTTTTTTTTCTTTTTGAATACGTCTAATAAACGCAAAGTATATTATCTGAGTAAAATATGCAAAAGGATTATTAGATTTATTTGGATCAAAATTATATACGTATTGTAAACAATTTTCTATGCCATCTGATATCATCTCATCTCTATAAGTATAATTAATAAAGTTAGGTCTAAATGATAATCCATTTGCAATTTTCAAAAAACACTCGCCAACATAATCAGGTACAGGTGGCATGTTATCACCAACTGCATCAGCATCTTTACAATCCTTTTTAAACTTTTTCATTTCTTCTAAAAGTTTTTTATTATCTACGTAATGTTGTGGATTTTTCTTAGTTCTGGCCATGTAATAATCTATCACTTTATGGGATAAATGTCAATCAAAAAAATTTTATTTACCCTTGACTTTATTTTTTAAACCTGTATAATCAGGCTTGTCCTGTATGAGTTAATGAAGTATCTTTTTCTTTACAGACTTTGAAGGTTCTAAACTTTCAAGGTATCTTCTAACTTCATCTTCATCATAATCTTCTCCTAAATCTTTTGCATCCCAATCATGAACTTTTAGTTCAGTTTTTACACCTTGATCTAGTTGTCTTCTATAAAATGTTTTCATACCTTCAGACGCAGACATTATTGTTGTGATTGAATCTTTTCTTACTTTGCATATCTTTTGTTCACTATAAGGATATAACCATCTTGATAATGTTAACGATTCAACAATACCTTTTCTTGTTACTCTTGGCACTGTATCCATTTTCATTGGGTTTTCGATAGATAGATAATCACCTGAATCTTTGATAACATCACAAATCACTTGATCACCTGAATTAAATTTTATTATTTGTTGTGTCATATGTTTACTGTGTTTATCCTATATGAGAAACTTTCCTCGTTGTATATATTTATTCTTTCTTCAAAATGTAATAATGTAAAGTTCTTCTTACCTTTGTATGATAGATCATCGCATATGTCATAAATTAAAACGGAATCTTTATTTGTGGACTTACGCAACCCACGGCCAATTGATTGTAACACACGTATTCTGCTTTTACTTGGACTTGCGAACACGATGTTATTAAGATTAGGAATATTAATACCAGTAGAGAAAGTACCATACGATGCAATGATGATTGAATTATCTGAATTGTTAACAAGTTCTCTAACCCTCTCTCTGTCTTCAGCACTTGTGCCTCCATGTACATAATGAGTATTATCACCTTTCATCATATCGTATAATACATTACCATGTTTTTCGACTAACTGAAATAGACATAGAGTGTTGCCTTTCAATCTTTTACATAAATTAATGATGAACGTATTTCTTTTATTGTGACTTACAAGAAAATTTATTTCTTCAGAATATTTATGATCTTTAATTTGTTTACTTTCATCCTCACCATATTTAAGCACGATACAGTTTGCATCTAATTTTGCCAATGTTTTTTTATCCATAAGTTCTTTTGTGGAAATAACTTTTTCTACCTTTCCAAATAAACCTTCCAAAACTAATCTGTGTGTTTGTGTTCCGTCAAGTGTACCAGTAAAACCAAAACGATAAGGACAATCCTCTAATTTTTCCATGATGCTAGTAAGTGACTTTGCTTTAAACGTGTGTGCCTCATCACCAAAGATACATTGGTATTGTTCAAAATATTTTTTAGGAAGTTTGTAAAGCGATTGCCATGTAGATATCACTACAGGTTTATCTGTTTGTTTATCATAACCTGAATAAACTTTATGTATGTTATCATCATCCCAACCATATGATATAAAATCACTTGTCATTTGTTCTACAAGCGATGTCGTTGGAACTAATATTAATATTTTTTTGTTCATCATTCTATAATAACGAACTAAACAATAGATGATAAAAGACTTACCTGATGCAGTTGGTGATAAAAATAATCTTCTTGATTTTTCAATCGCAGTGCATATTGCATCAAATTGATAATCTCTTGCTTCAAAAGGGATCTTCAAAGACTTAACAAATCCATTCACATCATTTACATTTATCAACTTTTTATCTTCTACATTTTCATGCAAAACATATTCTAGTTCATTATTTTTAAAAAAATCTTCAAGATATGAAAGTAATCCAACATAAATTTTGTTTGTTTTTTGTGAGAATAATCTAATCTTACCATCCCACATTCTATTACGATAGGCAGGCATGAATCTTGCACCAGGCACTTCAAACTCAAAGAACGAACTTAACTCTCTTGA